AACCTATTATAACAATGGATCTGATCGAGTATTTTGACAGGATCTACCCTGATGTTTCACCAGAGATGACTGTAAGTGACCGAGAGGTTTGGTTCAAACGTGGTGCAGTGGATGTTGTAAGACACATGAAGGGTATCTTCGAAGATCAACAAGATAACATATTGGATATAAAATGATCCATACAATAACTAATTTACAGCATATTGAAGACGTATGGGGTGCCATAAGTGAGTACCTAGAGCCATGCTTCGATGAACGTTGTACTAAACAGAACGTCTATGACAACCTAATGAGTGGTGAGTGGACGTTACTATCAATTACTGATGGTGATAAACCTGTAGTTCTCGCTACAGTCTCATACGTCTATTATCCTAATTCTACTTCATTAAGTATAATATTATTAGCAGGAGAAGCTGATAGTTGGCCTGATCTCATGGTTCAACTTGAGGAACTCGCTATAGCTAACGGTGCTTATGAAATAGAGATAAGGGGTCGTAAAGGATGGCAACGAGTATTGCCGGATTATGAGTTCTCCCACATAACCCTAAGAAAGTCATTATAATGTTCTTTAATTCATTCATGCCTAAACCAACATTTGGTTCTTCAGGCTCAAGAAAAAGTGGCGGTGGTCGCAGATCAAGAGCAGATAAAAAAGGCGCGGCGGCTGTTTTTTCTGCACCAAAGCCAGTTTATAAACCCAAACCCAAACCTAAACCCAGACCTAAACCCAAGTCTTCAACATCAACTAGAAAAGGTGCAAGTGCATCAATGTCTAGGTTGGTACCTAAGTCATCTCCAGTACCAAAAATACGTCCCAAAACAATCGGCTCAGAGACAACATCTCATAAGGGTCCAAATCTAGATGGGTCTGCAGGGTATACTAGGACAACATCATATAATTCAAAAGGTAAGGTGGGATCTTCTAAGATCAAAACATCTAATGGGGATAGCGTTACTGCAAATGGTAAGGCAGGTATGAAGATTGGTAATACAATCTATAATACATCTACTGTTAATGCACCTACACCAACTAAAAAACTTAATGACGCAAACGGTGTTGGAAGACGTAAAGCTCCAGTAAACGTTGACTCAGATAAATCAAGCGGTGGATCAGCGGCAGGTTCAACTGGTGGATCTTCAGGTAAGATCAAAGCATCTAAAGCACAAGAAGATAACTTAACAGTTAAAAGAAAATCTCGTGGTACATCAAAGTACAAACTCGCAACAAATAACCCATTAGTGGTCAGTAGAAAGAAAAGGAATTCATAACATGTGTTTCGGCGGCTCTAAATCAACTCCTCCCCCTCCACCTCCTCCCCCTCCGGCGGCTCCTCCAGTTCTAGAACAAGAAGCTCCAGAGTTAAGTGTAGAAGAAGGTGTGGAAACAAAAGACTTAAACAAAGCTAGACGTGGTACACAAAAGTACAAAAACGAAAAGAACAAAGGCGACTCAGGTACTGGACTAGGTAGCATTAAAAAGATCGTTAAATAGTAAAGGATTTTCCCTTGATCAATAATACAAGCACATGTGCAGGACGTTATGAACGTTTATCTGCACTACGTGAGACGTACTTAAACCGAGCGAGGGAAAGTGCCAAACTCACGATACCAACTCTTATACCTGAAAGTGGACATGGGGTGGCAACTAAGTTTTCCACTCCCTACCAAGGTATAGGAGCTAGAGGTGTTAACAACTTAGCTTCTAAACTTCTACTATCTCTATTACCACCTAACAGTCCGTTCTTCCAAATGAAGATAGATGACTTTACGGCTGAAGACTTAGCACAAGAAGAAGGTGCTAGAGCTAAGGTAGATGAAGCATTAAACAAATATGAACGTGCAGTGATGACTGACATCGAAAACTCTGGAACACGTTCTGCAGTATTCGAAGCATTAAAGCATCTTATCGTCGGTGGTAATACATTAGTGTACTTACCTAAAGAAGGTGGAGCTAGGATATTCCCATTACATAGATACGTTGTGAAACGTGATCCAATGGGTGAAGTTCTAGAGATCATCATCAAAGAAGATATGTCTAGAGCAAGTCTACCTCAGGATATATTAGACCTATTAGCTGAACAATCTCCAAGTGATGAAAGTCCTGAAGACAACATCCCTATGTTCACTAAGTTATACCGTGAAGGTAATAAGGTAAAACTATATCAAGAAATAGATAGTATAATAATCCCTGATAGTCTTGGTGAATGGCCTATCGAGAAGTCACCTATGATTGCCCTAAGATGGACAAGGATAGATGGTGAAGATTATGGACGTTCTTATGTAGAAGAATATTTAGGTGATTTAATATCACTAGAAGGATTATCTAAAGCAGTATTAGAAGCGTCTGCGGTATCAGCTAAAGTAGTATTCATGGTTGCACCTAATGGTACAACGAGAGCTAAAGACATAGCTGAAGTAGCAAATGGCGGTATTGTTTCTGGAAATGCCGCAGAAGTTTCAACTTTGCAGGTTGATAAGCAAGCTGACATGTCTGTTGCTCAGAGTTCCATACAGGTAATAACAGAAAGATTAGGATATGCATTCTTAATGAACTCTGCAGTACAACGTAANGGTGAGCGAGTAACGGCTGAAGAAGTACGTTATATGGCAGGTGAACTAGAAGATGCTCTAGGTGGTGTTTACTCCATCTTATCTCAAGAGTTCCAATTACCGTTTGTATCTAGAATAATAGATCGAATGACTAAAAAGAAAGTCTTACCAAAACTCCCTAAAGGCGTTGTTAAACCAACTATTGTAACTGGTTTAGAAGCATTAGGACGTGGCCATGACTTAAATAAATACAATATGTTCTTACAGGCTCTAGCTCCATTAGGCCCCGAAGTAATCGCTCAGTATATGAATGCAGGTGATTATGTGAAACGTGTAGGAACAGCTTTGGGTATTGATATGAATGGTCTTGTAAAAGATGATGAACAGATGGCTCAAGAGCAACAACAGGCTGAACAACAAGCCCAACAACAACAAATGATGGAAATGGCTAAAGGAGCTGTACCTGCGATGGCTAAAGAAGGCGCAGGGATGGCAAGAGAAGCAGTACAACCTCAACAAGGATAAAAACTAAATGGTCGAAAGTGTAGTAATTAATACATCAGAAGAAAATGAAGGCCCAACACTTGAAGAACAAGCTCTCGCTATGGATGCGACAACCTCTGAGTCTGAAAACAGTGATCTACCCAGTGACAGCGATGGTCAAGAAGACCGACCTGATTGGTTACCTGAAAAGTTCTCTAGTCCAGAAGAGATGGCAAAATCATATGCTTCATTAGAAGCAAAGTTGTCAGAACCAAATGAAGAAGCTCCAGAAGCTGAAGAAGCTAAAGAGGCTGTAGAAAATGCAGGTCTTGATTTTGATGCACTCTCTGACGAGTATTATGCCCAAGGAAGTTTATCAGATGAGGCTTATGAAACATTAGCTAAAGCCGGTATACCTGAAGACATTGTAAATCAATATATCTCAGCCACAGAACAAGCAAAAGATGCTAGTCGTAATGAAGTAATGAACTCAGTTGGTGGTGAAGAAGAATATAACTCAATGTTAGATTGGGCTTCTGAAAACCTATCTGATGCAGAGATAGATAGCTTTAACAACGCAGTATCAAGTGAAGATTTTGATACAATTAATTTAGCAGTTAAAGGTCTATCTGCAATGCGTGGCAACTCAACAGGTATGGAACCTAAACGTAACCTTAGTGGTTCTGTTGGTTCTGACGCAGGTGGTGTTTATAATTCTGTTACAGAAATGATGACTGATATGAATGACCCTAGGTATGCTAAAGACCCTGCGTTCCGTTCTAAAGTTGAAAACAAACTGTCTAGATCAAATATTATGTAAGGAATAATCATGTCTGCATCAGGTAGAGTTTATTCAAATTATGATAAAGAATACCAAGCTAGACCAGAACAAGTCGCAAAGCGTGTAAAGCGCAATGCGGCTCGTAAGCTGATGGTAAAAAAGCATGGTAAGTCTAAGCTTAAAGGCAAAGACATAGATCATAAGAATAAAAATGCTACAGATAACAGATCCTCTAATCTACAGATTATGGATAGATCTGCTAATCGAGCAAAGAAGTAATAGGGGCTACGGCTCCTGTTCACTGTCGCTACTTAGTGAAGTGACGAAGAGATCGACGGATCTCAGAATAACCAACATAAAGTAACTACCCAAAATCAAAACTAGACCCCTTGCGAGGGATAATCTTTTTAAGACGAAAGGTGTTTAGAGAGTTGGAAATTAACCCTCAAATATCACATCTTAATATAAAGGACATTTATTATGTCAAACGCATTTCCATCAAGATTAGGTCAAGCTAATTTAACAGGTGCAACCGATGCACTCTTTCTAAAAGTATTCTCAGGCGAAGTTATGTCTACTTTCAATGCAAAAACAATGATGAAAGAAAGGACACGAATACGGAACATCAAGAATGGTAAATCTGCATCATTCGCGGCTATCGGTAAAACTGTTGCTGAGTACCACACTGTAGGTACTGAGATCCTTGGAAACTCAATCAACCACAACGAGACAGTTATCACGATTGATGATCTATTAATCTCACATACATTTATAGCAAATCTAGACGAAGCTAAAAATCACTATGAAGTGAGATCAGAATACTCAAAGCAAATGGGTCAAGCTCTTGCTCAAACATATGATCGTAACCTGTTGTCTATGACGGTTAAAGCGGCTCGTGCAGGTACTGCAGGAATAGCTGATCAAGGTGATGCTGAAAGCATTGCAATAGGTTCATCACCATCAACTTCAGTGTTAATATCAAACATTTATCTTGCGGCTCAAAAGCTAGATGAGAAGAATTGTCCTACTGAAGACCGTGTAGTAATTGTATCTCCTGAAGTTTATTATCAACTGGTACAAGATGACAAAATAATCAACCGTGACTTCGGTTCAAACGGTTCATACTCAGAAGCTAACATAATGCGTGTAGCAGGTATGGACATTATCATGTCAAACAACCTAGCTGTAAATCACACTGCGGCTATAGGCTCAGGCGGTACATTAGACTTCAATTCGAAGTACAACGTGGACGCTTCTGACTCTAAAGCAATCGTAATGCATAAAGATGCTTTAGGTACAGTTCAGTTAATGGACATGGCTACTGAAGCTGAGTACGATATTCGTCGTCAAGGTACACTAGCTGTATCTAAATTAGCAGTTGGTCACGGTATCCTACGCCCTGAACTAATCATCGAATTACAAGCTAACTAATTCACTTAGAGGGACTCCAATTATGGGGTTCCTCTTTTTACAACTTTAGGAAATATCATGGCATCACTTATTGCACCAACAACAGAACTTGAAGCAGTCAATGCTTGCCTTATGAATATAGGTGAAAGTCCTGTCAGCTCAATTACAGGGCAAATATCAGTAGATGCGTCCACAGCCTTAGCTATGGTTCGTAACACTACAAGAGAAATTCAAGCTCACGGTTTCTATTGGAACTCTGAGATAGGTTATAAACTTGTTCCTAATCATGAGAACAAATTACAACTACCCACCAATACCCTTAAAGTAGATACTACTGGTGATGATCTCACAAAGGATTTGGTAGCTCGTGGTCGATACTTATATGACCGAGTAAATCATACATATACTTTTACAGATGGAGTTGAAGTTGAACTTGTTGTTGCTCTTAACTTTGACGAAATGCCTGAATCGGCTCGTAGGTATGTGACTGTAAGGT